CTTGCGTGTCTTTGTATTGTAAACCCAAAGCTCGCTCATACCCAAAATGTCAGTGGGGGCAATACTCTTAAGTCCAAGTTCTGCAAATTCTTTAAGGAACTTGAGATTCTTAACTTGCTTTTCAGGTGGCACAGGCTTGCGCTTGGGCTTGGCACGAGTAGCAATCTTAGAAGTTTTATAAGCCATAGCATCGTTAATGATAGCTTCGTAAAACTTAATAAGCTTGTTTACTTCTCGCTTGCCTAGATGCTTGTACGCTTCCAGCAACTGGCTGTCCTTGCCTTCTAGATATTCGTTAAGTTCATCAATCTTAGGTTGGATGACTTCTGGAATCTTAGTAGCATATTGCACCGCAATATTTTGAGCGGATAAGAACTTAAAGGTTGAGAACTCTTTGCCATCGGTTAGATAGTCATCGATAGCACCTTCAATTTCTCCCATTGCTTCGCTAAACTTTTCGGCAAGTCGATCTTGAATTGTTTCTTTTTTAACTACAGGCTGGGCTTCTTTTTCGGCTTCTGCTTCTTCGACATCATACTTGCCAGACTTGATTGATGTTTCAATTTCGTTGCGAAGCCATGCGCCAGTGTCACGACCTTGATTAAAGTCTGCATGGATTTCAGGCATGCCACGAACAAGGCATGCCGCTACGCCGCATAGTGTAGAGGATACACGGCTGTCTTTAAGTTTACGGAATTCGTTAATTGTAGCTTTGTCGTAGCCATTGAGCTCCATCCACTCTGCTACTTTAGGGCGCAAGTCTTTAACGCTTGACTCAAGACGATAGTACTCCATTGCTTTACGGAAATGGCTACCAAACTGCATGCCTTCCCAATCTTGAGCGCCATCCCAGCTTGGGCTGTAATCCCGGGCCGACTTTGTACGATGTGCAATTACTTGCTTTTTAGTTACACGGGTCTTTTTAGCGGGTGCTTTTTTGGTTGCTGTAGCCATTTGTTTGCTCCTAAAGTTTGCGTTAGCAGGATAATTATAACTTATCTCTGCGGGCCTGTCAAGAGCTAAGAACCGGTAAATAGCTTACAAATATAGGACCAAAATGGTCCTGAGGAAATTATGCCAAAAATATCGCTTTGGAAAAACGCTAAAACGCAGGACTACTACTATCAGGACCGAATCATTCGTGAAGCGGTAGGTGCAGGCGGCACAACTATTTTAATCCACAAATATCTTGGGCCAGCGGCTACAGAAGATGGTTCTGATCCAGCCAGGCCCAATCTAGCCGAAAAGGACCAAATTACAGAACTTGACATCCAAGATGTGCTGTTTATGGAAAACCGCGACCGTGTTTATGATACCACTATATATGAGCTTCGTGGCACTTATAACGTCACGGACCAAGACTTTGACCTAAGTCAGTTTGGACTATTTTTAAATGCTGACACCATGTTTATTACATTTCATACAAATGAAATGATTGAGCGTTTAGGTCGCAAACTTATGGCCGGTGATGTAATTGAACTGCCACACTTAAACGATGACTTGTTGCTTGATGCTAATGCTAAGAGCATTAACAAGTTCTATGCTATCCAGGATGCCGCTCGAGCCGCAGAAGGTTTTGGTCCAACATGGTGGCCGCATTTATGGCGCATTAAGGCTGCACCTATCAATGACGCACAGGAATATCGTGGTTTACTAGGTAACCCAGAAGATGAGGATAGTTTGAAAAACGCACTTAGCACCTACCAAAAAGAAATAGCAATATCAAACGCTATTTTAGAAAGTGCTGAAGTACTAACACCCAACGCTGGTTATGCTACTTCAGACATAACAACATTTGCTAACCCTATTCCAGGGTTTGACGGCAATCCAAACGGAATACCAAATAATGTTGTTAACACATCTGAGTATGCCGCAAGCCACGGCGATACTACCGGGGTGGCTACTGGTTTGACCTTCCCATCTAGTCCAAGCCAGGGTGACTTGTTTATGCGTGTTGACTTTACTCCAAACAGATTATTTGTATATCGCGGAAATCGTTGGCACAGAGTAATGGACAACCTAAATCAAGTTGGTTGGTCAACTGCTACATACAATGCTGGTAAGTTTATTAATAACCCGGCTACTACCAGCGTTGGTGGGTATGGCAAAGAAAAGAATACTATTGACCAGCGTCAACCACTAAGCAAGGTGTTTACAAAACCTAAGGCAGACAACTAATGGCACAACAATATTTTTATGATCAACAAATAAGACGCTGGTTGTTACAGTTCATGCGCTTGTTTGGAGGCTTTTCTGTTAAGATGGGCAAGGACGCAACTGGTGCTGACATTTATCATCAGGTGCCTGTTCGTTACGGCGATACTAACCGCATGAGCCAGCACATTCTTAGAAACAATAGTGAAAACACAATTATCAGTGTCCCTGCTATTAGTTGCTATATTGCTGAGCTTGTGCCAAACGCAGAACGTAGACTTAATCCAACTTTCCAGGATAGTGTACAAGTGTATGAAAAAACATTTGATCCTACTGCTGGAACATATATTGATCAAGTCGGAGAAACATATACGCTAGAGCGCCATGCCCCTATCCCTTACGATTTAACTATTAACGTAGATGTATGGACTAGTAACACAGAGCAGAAACTTCAACTGCTTGAGCAATTATTGCTATTGTTTAATCCATCTGTAAACTTACAAAGTAGTCAGAATCCATATGACTGGACTAGCTTGGCTGTTGTTGAGCTTATTAACATTACATGGACTGCACGTAGTATTCCACAAGGTACAGACGATATCATTGACGTTGCTAGTTTAATTTTCCAACTGCCAATTTATCTAAGCCCACCCGCTAAGGTTAAACGTCAAGTTCTTATTCATAGTATCTTGAATAACGTTACTGCAAACTACGGCTTCATTGATGACATTATTTTAAACGATCCAGTCAATCAAACAAGACAATGGATTACATTTGAAGACAGACACATTAAGGTGACCGAAGATTACATTCAGCTGTTAAACAACAGAAATGGTATTAATAATTTAGGCACTGGCGGAACACTTAGCTGGAAAGAACACTTTAGTCACTATGGCGGTATGCATAACGGCATAACTGAAATACGATTGAAGTTAGGAGACCCAGTTGATCCTACTGAAGTAATCTTAAGAGTATCGTCGATTGAGGGCAATGATAACATTTTAAGTTACACATTAGATACTACTACCTTGCCTAACGATAGTATCACTATGATTAATGGAGTTATTGATCCGCAAAGCAGTTATCCTGGTGCAGGCAACTTGCCTCCTGTTGCAACAGGTCAACGTTATTTGCTTGCCAATGATGTAATTCAAAATGGTAACTGGGGTAGTCTTGTAGCATTTACCAATGACATTATTGAGTTTAATGGTAGTGAATGGATAGTTAGCTTTGATGCGTCAGAGTATACTTCTAGTGCTTATACAACAAATGCAAACACTATGGCAAAACTGTTTTTTACAGGAAGCGAGTGGGTGCTAGCAGTAGAAGGAACATTTGAGCAAGGCCAATGGAGAGTAGTTAACTAAATTAAGATATGAGAGCAGTAGGAGCCGTTATCGTAAGTAAAAAAACAGGTCGTGCAATGATGCAGTTGCGTAGTCCTGATGAAAGCCATAGCATGTGTTGGGGGCTATGGGGCGGAAAACTTGAAAATGATGAAGGCGACTTAGAAGGCTTAAAAAGAGAACTATGTGAAGAACTAGGCTTCCCAGCAGTACCAAATACTATTGCTGTAAGTCATGTCTACACATTTACCACAAGGGACAAGAGATTTAGACACGTAAGTTATCTAATCTTATGCGAAGATGAATTTGTTCCTGTTTTAGATCACGAAAGTGCTGGGTATTGTTGGGTTGATATATGGCAGTGGCCGCAACCGCTACATCGCAATACTGCAAAAATGTTTAGTAGTAGAGGCTTTCGTGATGCGTTAGAAGGTTTGTTGGAAGATGTTAAGGGTAATTAAAAAGTCAACTAAACCAGAAAACTTTATATACACTGGACCTCACCAGCAAATGTCATACACCGCTTGTTGGTCGAGGAATTTAATAAATCCGCTTCTCAATAAATTATATAAAGAAAACGTTTGCTATACTGAACGTTGGTATTTAGAAGTACGCAGGATGATAAATGAAGAAATGTGGCAGCATCCTTTATTGCAAAGTATAATATACGATCAACAGTTAAAGACACATCTTGTAAAAAGCACTTTTATTGACGGGGCTCTGATGAGAGATGTTATTAACAACGATGC